GTAAGCATCAGGATTGAGATGCTGATACAGTGCAAGATTGGTCTCGATGTCCTTCTTGCAGTAGTAGTGCAGTTCCTCAGACCAAACGTCCCAAGGCCCGTCGAAGTCGATCTTGTGCTTATCGAGACGGTGGCCCCACGCCTTGAGCGAATGGCTCCCGTGAAGTTTGCCGGGGAGCATACCTCGCCTCACCAAGTCCCCATCCGTATCCATCAGGTTCGGATGGATCAGACGGCTCATGACGAGGGTGTCACGCTGCTTCTCGGCGGGGACTTTGAAGCCCTTGATCTTCTCAAGCGCAGGGAAGTCGTAGCCGATGCCGTTGTGTGCGAGAATGATGTCAGCTTTGGAGAGGAGTTCGAGACCTTCGCCTAGTTCCCATGGCTTGAAGTCGAATGCCTCTCCGGTGTCTACGTCCACTGCTGCGAGACAATGGACTTGAGTGATGGTGTCGAGAAGACCATCGGCCTCGATGTCCGCGATTAGTCTACGCGGCATCGGCTAGGGCCAATAGAACCGCGAGCGCGGTGAGTGTTCGCTTCATCAAAGCTCCTGAGTTTTAGGCGACGTGCGCCCAGTTCGTACCGTTGATGGCGTGGCGGATGCCGCCCGCCGTCATATTGAATCTGTCCGCAAGCTCTGGAAAGGTCGCACCGTCCTCATATAACGCCCTCGCTTCGCGCACCTTTTCGGGGTTTAACTTCGCCCGTGGATTGTGCTCGCCCGTGTACGAGCGTCGCCCTTTCTTGAACATGTCCTTCAAATTGTCATGCGCCGTTCCCCACCAAAGATGTTTTGGGTTGACGCAAGCGGGAGTGTCGCAAGAGTGGCAAACGTCTAACTCATGCGCGTTCGGCATAGGGACGCACGATTCAAGTACGACGCGGTGGGCAAGCTTAATTTTACGGTTTCCTACGTTAAACTGCCCATAGCCGCGCAACTTGCACGCAGTCCAGCACCAGCAGCCGTCTTCAGTCTCCGCATTGATCTTCACTAGAAACCAAGCGATCCGCTTCGCGGACAACTTGTAGGGGCCTTGCTGTAGCTTCTCCGATAGATCAGAGAGCAGTGGGGATAGGGATTGTAAGTCTCCCGGTTTCGCGGTTGTAGGCAAGTAAGTCTGCTTCTCCTGTTGTTCCTGTCTCTCGACACTTGAGCACGCGAAGTTGGTTAAGCATCTGCTGCTCCCCGCTTGCTTGTTGGTCGCGCTCCATTGCGATTACGTTGTCCGAAAGCTGTTTGAGCGCCCCAGAACCACGAAGATGTGAGAGCGTCACGCGACCCCCCTCTTCATGTGCTTTGCCCTCGGGCTTATTCAGATGAACAATGGCGATAACACCTACGCCTGTCTCTTCGATCAGCGACCGAAGTTTTGTCATCAGACGGTCAATGTCGCGACGCTCACCCTCTCCACTGCCTTCCTGTCCGCTAACGACAATGGAGATGTGGTCAAGAATAATAAACGAAGCGCCGCACACAGTCCCGAGGAAGCGTATCTTCGAGAGAAGGTTGTCGCTCTCAAGCGATCCGAAGTGCTTGAAAAACCACATCCGCTCCTTAATGACTTTCTCGAACGCATCGTCCCATTGCTCATCGGTCAGGATCGACGGATCGGCCCTGAGCTTTCCGAGTGGAACGTTATTGTGGATTGCGACGAGCGCTTGCCCCGTCTTGAGCGTGCTCTCTTCGAGAAACACGTTGCCGATAGAGCATCCGTGCGTTTGGTGCAGATAGTACGCAAGTTCACGGGCTAAGGACGATTTGCCAATACCCGTCCCGGCCGTGAGAAGCGTAAGCTCTCCCTTCCGAAGTCCCAGCAGCATCTCCTGAAGCTTTGGATACGGCAGTTCGTAACCAACCGCAGCGGCTTCCTTCAAGGCCGAGACTGTAAGCTCCGAACCACTGATGATGCCATCGGGCCTATACGGCTTCGCGTTCCAGAACGCCTTGACCAGAACCTCCGGACCATCCTGAACAAGGACCTCGTTTGCGTCCTTGCGCGGAAGGGTCATTACGAACGCTTTGCCGATAGGTAGAGCCGCCGCCGCTTCTTCGGCCGCTAAGTGCCCTGGGTCGTCCTGATCGAAGCAGATGACCACGCGTTCAAAGCCGTCGAGCCATTCGTAGTTAGCCTGGACGCACTTAACCGCGCTCTGTGCCCCATCCTTCAGCGAGACCACGGGCCACTTGTTCCTGAACGCCTGAGACATCGACAGTGCGTCGATCTCGCCTTCAGTGATGACTACCGATTTCCCCGAACCCCAAAGCCACTGCCCATAGAAGTAAGGGTGCTTCGCGTCACCAGTCCACGAGAACTTCTTCCCCTCGCGCCTGATCTTCTGTGCAATCCTCTGCCCCTTCGGGTCCTTGTAGTTCGCGATGTGACAATCATCGCCAACCTGATAGCTCCAGAACTCACAGGTCTCTTGTGTAATGCCTCTTGATTTCAGGGACGCATAGGTCCCTTCGATTAGATCGCTCACTCGCCTCCTTGTCTCTTGTACCTCACGCCCATCGACGGACGGAACGTACTCCTTACACACGAAGCACGTTGCCGTTCCGTTGTCGTAGTTGGCTAAACCGTCGCTGGAACCACAGGCTTCACAAGGGCTGTGGTATAAGAACGTTCCTATCAGTTCCTCCGACCAACGAGCCGATAGCGTGCATAGCGGTGGCCGCGTTCGTCCTCATTGATCTCGGTCGAGACATTGATGCCTGCTTTGCGCAGATCGTGGACTGCGGCAGCGAGGCGCGAGAGGCCATAGGTCATCAAACTCTCCATCGGAGAGATAGACCCGCGCTTGCGCATGTGCTGAAGGACCGTTTTGGCTGAGGGCTTCAGTTGGATTTCGCGTGCGATGGAGGCCATTAGACGAACCGATCTTCGAGATAGTTGATGACGCGCTGGGTCGCGAGGCTGTCGAGACCTGAGAGAGCTTCAGAACATTTACGCATTGCCTCGAACTCGTCGTCAGTGTTCATAACGATTTCAAAGTGACTTCCGTCCCATCCGTTCGTTGTCGAGCCTCGGTCATCAACCACTACACGCACTTGGTGCCCGTCTTCTCGCACCTGATAGAGTTCCCCCTCGGTGAATTGGCCCGCGTAGTCCTTTAGACAACGCACCGTCATTCCCTTGCGATACTTCATCTGCCTTTAATCTCCTTGATCCATTCCGCTGGCACTTCGCCCTTATCGGCGTAGAGAAACCCATTGTCCTGAGCCCAACGCGCATACGAAGTTTTCGACCCGCGATAGATTGGTTTCTTCGCGTTCTGAAAGACAATGCGAATATCGAGTTCAGGATGTTGCTGCTTGAGGAGGATGAGCTTCTGACGTTCCTTAGCGCCCGACGCGTCACCCTTGTCGTGACCGAAGCGGCCTTTGGCTTCGATCAGAATGCCCTTCTTGAACCTAAAGTCCGGAAGGTACTTCGCGTCTCGGGCTGGGACGACATAACGCACCCAGCCCCCTTCGTACTCGTACTCGACACCAGCCTGATCGAGTTGCTTGGCTATTCGCTCCTCAAGCTTCGATCTGTAGGTGGGTTCGAGTAGGATAGGCTTCGAGGTCAAAGATCGACCGGAGCCTTGGTCTTCGCAGGCTTCACATCTTCAGACGCACCGTCCTCACCGCCGAAAGCCGCATCAGCTTCGCTCACCGGAGCCTCGAAGCCGTCCTCGACCTCAAAGACTGACGCATCCGCGACCTGATGCAACTCAAGCACCTGCACCAGATCGAGATAGGCCGTGACGCCTTTGTTACCCTTGGAGTTATACGGCGCGAGCTTGTAGGCCACCTTGATGAGTGAGCCCCCGCCTACGTTGGTCTCTGGGTCCATGAGGTTGCGTTTGGCGTCATAGACCATCGGCTTCCGTTTCGACTTAAACCGGAAGATGATCGTTCCGTCATCCTGCTCCTTGAACGGAAGTCCCACGTTCTTTGCGCCTGGGAAATTCTCGGCGGCGAAGGCTTTGATCGTCTTAACCAGTTCCTTTGCGTTCAACTCGCTCTCAAGACGCAAGCCGGTCTTGAACTTGTTGTCCGCGAACTCGCCGTGAGTATCGGCCTGAGAGATGTGAGGGTAGACCGCCCGACCAGCGGGCGTAACGTTAAGCTTTGGCACTACTTAAATGTCCTCAGAGGAGAAAGTCTTG